AACTAAAAGAACTCAGACCAGAGTGGTTCAAATGACACAAGAAGCAGTTATCAGATGCCTACAAAATGGCGCACTTACATCTTACCAACTAGAGGATTTAACAGGCATTCCAAGGCTACACATTGCAGCTGCTTGCAAACATCTTTACCACAAGAAAAAAATCACAGTTGAAAAGGTCAAGATGGGACGTTCTTGGGTGTGTCGGTACACGCTAGAGCCACACATGATTGAGGCTCAAAAGGCTGATGAGCCTTACGATAAGCTAAACCCTTTCGACATTCGCAATGCCAAGGGTATCTTTTCTAAGGCTGAATATGCGGTAATGAACGCACAAGCTAAAAGACTGCTTGGCAAATCATTTTCAGAAGATATTACAAATAATCAATTTATTTGATACAATGTTTTGAAACACGGCTAGGTGCGAAGTCATGAGCGTACCGAAAAGGGTTCACCCTTTCCCCTGCCGCAGTTTCTTTCCAAAGGGCGTTATAAAGCGGTGAAATTATGCTATTACAGCCAAAGAATTGGGCAGTCTTTCAACATTACAAAGACAGATGCCCTCCGTGGATAAAACTACATCGTGACTTGTTAAATGACAGAGCATTTATGCGCTTGCCTATTGCTAGCAAAGCGATAGCACCTATGCTCTGGTTGCTTGCAAGTGAATCAAAAGATGGTGTTTTTGATGGCTCACTAGATGAGCTAGTCTTTCGTCTGCACATTACTGAAAAAGAGTACCAAGCTGGTGTTAAGCCATTGATTGATAACGACTTCTTTAATGTTGTTAGCGGAGTGCTAGCAGAACGCTTGCAAACTGCTATCCCAGAGACAGAGAGAGAGACAGAGACAGAGACAAAGAAAGAGAAGAAGACACTCGGCAAACGCCTCGCTTCTGATTTTAGTTTTCCAAAAGAATGGGAACAGTTCTGCCAACAGACAAGACCAGAACTTAGTCCTGTTAAAACCTTTGACCAATTTAAAGATTATTGGATAGCCCAAGCAGGTCAGAAGGGTGTCAAGTTGGATTGGTTTGCTACTTGGCGTAATTGGGTGAGAAGCACTAACGCACCAAAACAAAATCCTTACGATGTTGTGAGGCTCACAGTTGCACCATCAAATGAGCCTGACCCTGCCCTCATAAAGATTATTGAGGATGCAAAAAAAGCTGCACCAATGCCAGAAAGTTTTAGACAGTTTGCCAAGCAAGTGAGAAAAGCATGAAGGTATTACCTATTAACTCATTTGAAGTTGAGCCTTGGTTACTTGAAAAACACTATGCCAAGCGTATGCCACAAATCATGTTTGCGTTTGGTCTTTACAAAGAGGACATTCTGGTTGGCGTAGTGACTTATGGAATCCCTGCGTCACCATCTCTTTGTATGGGAATCTGTGGAAAAGAATATACAGACAAAGTTTTAGAACTAAACCGAGTTTGTTTGTTGGACAACCACAAAAACGAAGCATCATTCCTCGTTGCAAATTCAATCAAGTTATTGCCAAAACCAAGCATTGTGGTTTCTTATGCCGACACCAGTAAAGGTCATGTCGGTTATGTTTATCAAGCTACAAATTTTCTTTACACAGGACTTTCAGCAAATAGAGTTGATTGGACAATTAAAGGACAAGAACACAAACATTCAAAAACCATTAGTGATGGATTGACGCTAGATGAAATAAAAGAGTTGCATGGTGACGATTTTTATTACACAGAGCGTTCAAGAAAACATAGATACATTTTGTTTCATGGCTCTAAAACCGACAAAAAAGTTTTGCGTTCTAAGTTGAAATACGAAGTATTGCCTTACCCAAAGGGAGATTCTGAAAGATATGACTCTGGAACAACTGTAAAAACCCAACAACTTTTATTTGTATGAACTTTCAATGGCCTACAAATGACTCCAGCAGAATTGGAACACTTCAAAAATTGCGAAGCCCAAGAATGGATACGCAGGTACAACCAAAAGAAATTGACGATTGGCTCAAGCAAAGCGTTAGTCTGGTGGCAGGGTGTGTTAGGGGACTTGCAACGAATCAGAGGCGAATCCGCTACTTTGGATTTGAGGGACAGAATGAACAGGATACGAAATGAGACACGCAGCCAGAGTTGATGCTAACCAAGAACAGATAGTTTCAGCACTCAGGGCAGCAGGTGCATACGTCTGGATTATTGGCTTACCAGTTGACCTTTTGGTTGGCTACAAGAATCACACATTCTTGGTGGAGGTTAAAAGTACCTCTAAAAAGCGTTTAACGAGCCTACAAGCCGACTTTTTCGAGAATTGGTCTGGTAGTACCTTGTGCAGAGTAAATGACGCTGAGAGCGCATTACGGATGATTGGAGTTAAGCGTGATTCTTAACCTGACAAGCACAGAACAGGCGAAAACCATTATTCGCCACAATTGGGAAAAGATAACCAATGCTCTGGACGCTGGCAAACATCTAACAATGGAGATAAAGCTGAAAAGCAAAACTCGTGAGCAAGAGGAAAAATATCACGCAATGATTAACGACATTGCCAAGCAAGCACAGCATTTAGGGGCTAAATGGTCAGCAGATGATTGGAAACGCTTGTTGGTTGACCAGTTTATGCGTGATTGTGGTGACTCTGGTGGGAAGGTAATTCCTAACCTTGATAGCACAGGGATTGTCCAGCTAGGGTTTCAGACTCGTAACTTCACCAAAGAGCAAGCAAGCGAATTCGTAGAGTGGCTTTACTCTTGGTCAGCAAATAAAGGAATAAATCTGTAAGTAGGTATAAACACCTAGTAAATACTTTGTTTAGTTTGCTATACTTGCGTCAGCCCAAGCAATTCGCAAGGGTACTTTTAAGGATACAAAATGAAATACGAATTTGACACAACAACTGGCGAAGGCTCTGTAATCGTTACTGTTGTTATGGAGTACGAGCAGGACTCAGATGGAACTTACAACGAGAACATTTCAGATGTGATTTACGAAAAGGTGTCTCTGATGGGACTCTTTACGGATGCTCAATATCGTGAACTTGAGATGGAAGGCGTAATGAGACTGACCAGCCACTTACTTGAGGAATCTGACCATGCAAAAATCATGGCTTACGAAGCTGAGTAAACAGGCGGTTTGGCGACTAATTCTTATTTCACTAGCGGCTTTTTGGTGGCTAGTGGTTTATTTCATAGGGGTTTTGTATGACTAAAAAAACTTGTCCTCCTTGTCATGGAAACTGTAACGAAGGTAGAAACTGCCCTGCGAGGAAATAATGAACAGAGAAGACGTTATTCGCATAGCACTAGAAGTTGGCTTTTATGATGGCGAAGTTGATAAGTGTCAGTTAATGCTTGAACGCTTTGCCTATCTGGTTGCTAAACAAGAACGTGAGCGTATTGCCACAAAGATAGCGCAATTACCTTTTGGTGATACTGCTGCCAGTTTTAGTGTTTATGTAAAAGAAGCATGATTCATTATCACGGACTTCCAATAACACCAGCTACAGTAGCGGTTAAAGCAATTGAAAGTGGTCATGCGTTTGTTTCATTTGCTCATTCTGACCAGTTGTCTGTAGCAATAGAAGTTTGTCAATCATTTGCAATAGACAATGGAGCTTTTTCTGCTTGGAGACAAGGTAATCCAATTATTGATTGGCAACCTTTCTACGATTGGGCATTAAACCTAAAGAAAGTTCCATCTTGCGACTTTGCAGTTATTCCAGATGTAATTGATGGAACAGAAGCTGACAACGATGCTTTGTTAAGAGATTGTCCATTGCCAACATGGTTTGGCGCACCAGTTTGGCATATGCACGAATCCCTTGAGAGACTAGAACAACTGGCAAACACCTATGTTCGGGTCTGCATTGGCAGTTCTGGAGAGTTTTCTACAGTTGGAACATCTCAATGGTGGGTAAAAATTGGTCAGGCAATGAGGGTTATTTGTGATGACATGGGAAGACCTGCTTGCAAATTGCATGGGCTGCGGATGCTAGACCCTGCAATCTTTACTAAGTTACCATTTTCATCAGCCGATAGCACCAATATTGGCAGGAATGTAGGGATTGATGTGCATTGGAAGCATGGTAATTATTTGCCGCCAACCAAGGAAGCAAGGGCGCAAATCATGCGTTCTAGGATAGAAGCCTTTAATGCACCATCTAGATGGAACTTTTATCAACCAATGGAACAAGAAACACTTTTATGATTTTTGCTTTGATTATTTATGCCGTGGCAATGACCTTGGCCAACCTTTTGGTGGCAACCTTTGGCCCATCAATTAGCCCGATAAACGCCTTTTTTCTAATCGGACTTGACTTAACATTGAGAGATTGGCTTCATGTTCGCTTAAAAACTTGGCAAATGGGATGCTTAATTGTCGGTACTGGCGGGTTGACTTATCTGCTAAACCCTGCCGCAGGAATGATTGCAGTAGCTTCTGCCGTTGCGTTCTTGGTTGCCGCTTTAGTTGATTGGGCGGTATTTGTAAAAGCAACAGGCTCATGGATTAAACGAGCAAATGTTTCAAATACGGCTGGTGCTGCCGTGGATTCTTTGCTATTTCCAACAATTGCATTTGGTGTTTTGATGCCAGAAATCATTGCACTTCAGTTTATTGCCAAAGTTTCTGGTGGTGCAGTTTGGTCATTTTTATTGCAAAAATTCCAAAATGAACAACAGACCCAATAACAGGGAACGACTCCACTTGGCAAAGATTAAAGAAATGCCTTGTGGGGTTTGCAATGCTTCTCCTCCAAGCGATGCACACCACATTGTTCAACATAACCAATACTTATGTATTCCTTTATGCAAGGACTGTCATACAAACAATTTTCTTGGTTTGCATGGTCAGAAACGTAATTGGGCAATTTATAAGCAAGATGAAATGTCAGTTTTAAACGAAACATTGAGAAAAATGTTAGGATAGCGTTACTCAGTTGCCATTGAGACTTTAGAGAGATTTGCGTCTCTCTTTTTTTTGTGAGA